GCCATTACTTTTCCTTTTTCTTCTTAATTTTCTTCTTCTCTTGTTTACTAATACTAGCACCACCATAGTAATGTTTAACGGTTTGACCTTCACCATTACCATACATATTGCTAACTGCTTGAGCCGCTAACCCTTCCATCACCATTTCTCCTTATTAGCCCAATAAGCTGCAGACATCTTACCTTTTTTAATATTCTCAGCATGCCTAGCTTTAAAAGCTTCTCTACGTTTTCTGTCAGCTTCAGACTCCCCTTCTCTTTTAGGTGAACCTTTAACTCCTTGCTGACCAAACCTAATCAACGTTTCTTTACCACCCTCACAGGCTTTAACTACATGACTTTTAGTCTTGTGGTCTGGAGTTCTTTTTGGACTATTACAAGTCAATCTTTCAGCCAACCCTTCCATCAGATATTACCCCCTGCAGTAACCATTGATGCTAACCCACCCTCCTGTTTAACAGGCTCTTGCTCAGACATCAAGAACTCAATAGCTTCTTCAAGTACCTCAACATCAACGCCTTTAGCCATAATCTCATCAGGTGTTATACCTTTCATTAACATATCAACTACTTGCTCAACAGTTATCTGAGAAGGTGCAGACATTGCTGCTAATCCTTTCTCATTCATCTACCATACCTCTGAGCTAACTCATAGTCACTAGAACGTTGTGCAGCATCCCAGTAGCTAGGGTCAATTTTACCGTTATTCACCTTAGCATTTCTCATAGCTTCCAAATCTCTTAAGTAAGCTCTCTCTTTAATAGCATTTTGCTGAGCCATCATCATAGAATCTCTATCACTTAAACCATCTTGAGAGTATCCATTAACTGACATAGCAGCTAATCCTGGATTTCCTTGGTTCAACACCCTACTAGCCTCAAACTGCTTACCTCTATTCGCCTCTTGTCTAGCAGCTTCTCTAGCTGCTAACTCTTCAATATATCCCATTACTTACCTCCAACTTTTCTAGTTTTTTCCATATCCATCATACCTTTTAAAGCTAACTTATCTAACTCATGCCGTCTATTAAACTCATCATCTTCAAGCTTATACTCTCTATCTAACATATACTTAGCAAACTCACTCTCTGAATTATCAACTTTATCAGCACCTTCATTCTTCATAAGAAAATCTAAGTCCATGTTATCAGCTTCACTTCCAAGTTTTCTAGCTTTAGCTTCTTCCACTTTAGCTTTAGCCAATTTTACTTGAGCATCAATTTCATTCTCACCTGCTCTAGCATTCTTATCTCTAATCTCAGCCTTCATTAACTCAATCTCTAATTGAAGCTTCATCATCTCAACCTGTTTCAACTGTTCAGCCATTGGGTCTGGTTGTGGTTGGAATGCTTTAATCTGTTTTTCTAGCTGTGGCATTCTACTTAATCTAGCAATTTCTGCCATTAACATCTTATTCAACTCAAAGTCTTGATTAGGTCCCATAGTCTGTAACAAGAAACTCAACTCTTGTGCTTTTGCACTATTATCCTCAGCAGTACTGATACTAATATCAATATCAATATTCCCATCCAAATCATCTCTCCTAATAGGGACAAACTCATCGTTAGTTATTCTAATAACCTCTTCTTCCTCTAAAAACTCTGAGTTGTAAGCCATCCACTTTCTCATTAACGGTTTAATCAAGTTCTCAGCCACATTCCTAACTAAGCTCATTCTTCTAGTTGCAGTAGCATCTAAAGCCCCTCTAGCACCAGTCGCCGTACTGCCTAAAGCACTAGCATTAATTCCACCACTAAAGCTCTTAACTCCAGTTTGACTTTCAATCTCATTATTCATAATACTCAACATATCAAAAGCACTTCCAGGTATTTGATTATAACTACCTTGCCAAAAGTCACTAGGCATTCCATTATACTCAAAATTCTTACCAGCTAGGAACTTCTTCCTATTAGCCATATCTAAAGCACCTTTCTTAAGACCAATCTGACCATTATTACTTTGAGCCATATTGTCAATTACACCTCTAATAATAGCTGTTTTAACTTTCTGATTATCTCCTATTACTGAAGCTAAGCTTTCTCCGTGCATTTGAAACGGTACAGCGTTAAACGGTACAATTATAAACGGTGGCTTCTTATCTGGATACGGATTACTCTGTAACCTAATAATAGTATTACCAACCCATGCACATACAATTGGTTCAGCAATTCCATCATCATTAACATCATAGTTACCCCAATACTCATAAACAACTAACTTCTTTCTAGCATCATCTGCAAAGTTAAAGTAAGTCTTATCTTCAGGGTAAAACCCATAATCCCTATTATGACCTTCAGCTGTAATTTTATCTAAGTTCTTATATCTACCATCAGACTTTAAAGTACTTAAGTCAGTCTCATACCTGTGTATTACAAACTGGCACTTATCAATATCATCCATACAAGTAGGATCCATAAAGATATCCTCATTCCTACAAACAACAGCAGTAGGCTGATTCTTCTTAACCACCGTATTTACTTGCTTAGCTAAAGTAATAAACTCTTCACCAGTAATCTCATCACTAACAACAGTTTCTACCATTGTCTCAATTTCAGCATCTTCATAATCCCAACCAGTCTGAACAACTAACGTACCTTCAGTAGCTAAGACCTTCAAACTCTTCATAATAAAATTATACCTTGGAAACTTTCTACAAAATTGAGTATTTAACAAAATCTCATTTTGCCTAGCTGCTTCAACATCCTCATACGTAATAGGGTTACATTTAATAATATCAGGAGTACTCAAAAAAGGATCAGCTAGAGTAGGTAACATCCATTCTAGCTGTTTCTTTATGTCACGTGATACTATTTTAGATCTCCCATTAACCTCATTGCCGTATGGAGCCCCTTGAGTTTCACTTTTCCACTCCTGTATCTTATTAAACCACTCCAACCTCATTTGATCAGATGCTTTTAAGTCAGCTTTCAAGGCGTCTAATATTTGCTTTTTATTTATCTTCATTACACGTCCTATTTTAATTTACTTCTATTATACCTCAATAGACTTTAACCTTAGCTTAAATCGCTACTGCTCTATTTTTCCATCCAGTCAGATACTTCCTAAAGTTACTATTACCAGCAACTAATCCTTCATAGTACTTAATCTCTTCCACATCATACTCAGCACTAAACTCAGCTTCATCAAACTTATTCAGTGCTTCTAAAGTCTTACTGCCAATAACACCATCAACACTAACTCCAACCACCTTCTGAGCTAACTTGATTGCCTTACTGATTCCTGCATTAACTCCAAAAACAAACACCTCTTCAGCAGTATTCTGTGACCTAACTTCACTAAGCCTCATCTTATCCCAAAAGCTTTTCTTGTAAAACTCTAAAACAGCATTTCTCAACTCCATGTTAAAATACAGTACCACACTAGCTTTAGCTAAACTCTTCTCCTTAGCTAACACTGCATGCACTATTTCCCAACCACTCCACATAGGATGAGCATACTCATATATCCCCATAAAGGTATATCCATTCTCTCCCTCATTAAAGTGTAAAGCATTAGCTGGACTATTAAATTCCAACTTCAGCATCTTCTCAAATGCAACTCTAATATCTGCCATTACTTACATACCTCCGCTGCTTGTTTATGTCTCTCAACACACATCCTCAACTCCTTAATCTCTTCAGTGTAAGTATTTTGCCCAGGAAAACATTTAACCTCAGGAACTTTACACTTAACAGGAACTTTAACCTCTACCGGTCTATCAACAAACACCTTCTCAGTACATCCACTAATAGCCAGCATTACGAATATCATCAATAAGCTTTTTAATATCTTTACATTCATCACTTTTCACCTCTATACTTGGAACCTTAACATACACCTTCTCAAACCTAACCTTTTCAGGCTGACTTAACAACTCAGTATATTCCTGCTCTCTTTTAGCTTTATCAACCTCAAACTCACTAATAGCATCATTCTGTTTTTTAATTACACTACCCAACGTAAGCTCATTAGTTTTACTAACCACTAAATCAACATTCAAACTACTAACTTTACCTTCTAACCTAGTATTATCAATCCACATACCTACAATGGTAATACCCATTGCAACTACTACACCATACAATATTTTCTCAACCATCAATCACTCTCCGCATTACTAACCATGTAAAACCCAATAACAGCAGCAAACTGTGCTGTAACAAGACTCAAAATCTCAATAGTACTAAACCCCCACACAAGCATACCATAACTACACACAATAGCTAGCAACCAAGTAGCAGCAGTAAACAAAGCTAGTACCTTCCTAGTTCTTTTCTTGTCAGCTTCTAACCACTCTATAAACCTTTTCACTAACAGCTCCTTTTAAAGGTATCCATAACCTTCTTCAATTCATCAGCTAATTCACAACATCTCTTAATATCCTCTGCCCTAATAGCCTCTAACAGCTGAAGAGTAAGTCTTAACGCCTTACTCATCTTCCAGCCTTTAGTCTAGCTATCTCATCTCTCAATTGCTTAATAGTCTCAGACTCCTGAACTCTACTTTCATAGTACATTCTCTTCTCGCTATCACTATACTTTTCATCATTACCTAAGAAGTGTAAAGCTAAAGCTAACGCAGTATTGTAAATCAAACCACCTATTACTAAGTAGATCCCAATTCTCTGCTTAATCAGCTCAATGCTAGTAAACATCTTATCATTATTTTCAGCAACTTTTTCAACAGTATCAACAATCTTGCTATTCTGTTTCTCTAGTTGCTCAACTCTATACTCAACTATTCTACCATCAAACTCTTGCATGATCCCCTTCCTTAAACTCTATTTCTTTAAACAACTGGTCTAACACATCATATGACTCAGTATCTTTACACGAGGAACAAAAGTTCAAAGCTTTCTCCAATTTATCATGTAACCACGTAACATCCCTACCGCTACCAGCAGTAGCAAACAACACACCATCCCCATCATACACAGGTGACTTATTAACAATCAACTTAACAAGCTTACCATTAATATTACCGTACTCTAAAAACTCTCTTGCTTGATTAGTCTTCAGTATCACTTCATCAGAGTTAGCACAAACCTCACCAAACGTATGGTTATCATTACCTACTCTTCTCTTAAACTCAGTAGCTATTTCTACATCAGTTCTACCCTTAAGCTCATCCCAAGTCATCCCATAACAGAACTTCTCCCTAAAAGCTTTATTAGCCATAATGTACCTACCAAATTTATCCTTAGCCCAAACCATATCATCAAGGTGGTCAATAACAGAAGTAAACAACCGTTGCTCTTCCTTCCTCTTAGCTTCCAACTCTCCCAATTGCTTCTTATAATCCCTAACTTTCTTAATCCTAGTCTCATTCAAGTTTTTAATAGCAGCCACATCACAAGCAATATCATTAACAACTCCCAACATATCCTTCTGCTTAGATACGCTAAATGGTGAGAACATATCACAAATTTTATCTATTAAACCCATATACTACCTACCCACAATACCAAAGCTAACCCAATCGTAGCTCCAATATCCATAAAGCTAAACTCACCCTTAACTCTAAAGTCATGTACTTCCTTACTTATAGCAACTAGTACTGTAACACCAAAAGCTAACGTAACATCAACCAATGCTATTACAGCGTACATTAATGTACCATAAAAGCTATGTAACAACTTATCCTTCGGTATACTGCTTAATTTATCAAAGATCGAAACCATAACACCACCTTTGACACTAACAGTTTTGATATTATAGTAAATTTATTATATTTACTAAACTCACTAACTCTATAAATCTTACTATAGTTACTAAAACTAACAACACTTTTGATATTGCAGTCTATAACATTCTCATCTTTATACAAAATACAATGCCCATTCCCATTAATCTTGCAAAAGTATAAATCCCAATCCTTAAACTCAGGTACATTCTTTTTTAGAAAAAGACAATAGCTTTCACAATCTCCATAATACTTCCCATCTTGAAGCTCAGGGACCTCCCAAACTTCAATGAAACCAAATTTATCTTTATCAGTTTTATACACATACTTTAAATTAAATTCTTCTAACTTCATTGCATCTCCTTTGGATAACGGGCTTTTATGTCTAAACATTTAGCTATGTATCTTTCTTGTGCTTCTATATCACCCTTAACTACTGCATCAACATACTCTGCCATATTTGGATAGAGGGGTTGTCTAAGTATTTGGTAGTTATCTAGTTTCCATTGCTTCATCTGTTCAGATACATCAATTGGCTCGTAAACATTTACAAGTCTAGTTTCAACAATATCACTACCATCTTCATCTTGCCCTACGACTATTTCTTCAGTTGCTTCAAGGTCTTTATCTTCTTTCCATTTCTCAAACTCTAATCCTTGTAAATACGATTCAAGAAATATATCAATTACTTCTTCTGGTTTACCAAGAGAGATAACCTCTCTTAGTTCTTGTTCTGTTTTATACATCATTCATCTGCTCCTATAAAATATGGTAACTCTACTGTTTTTTGACCAATCAATACTGTTTGTGCATTGTTATCCGTAGTAGTAGAAACCTTATCTACAATTTCAAATTTATTTGAATCTCCCCAAGAAGTACCATTATGTTTCATTTCTTTAAACACTAAATTCAAGTAAGCTTTTCCATTTAATCTTGTTAGGTATGGGAATACTTTAATAGATGGTGTTGTTACCGGAGTTAAGGTTGTTGATTTATGTTGTGGTACGTCTCTGTAACCATCTGTGTTCTCTATCTTACTTAAGTAATTAAAAATATAATTAGTAGGTTTTCCTAATATCTGTGTAGGAACAACACCTGCTATACCGGCTTGATAAGTTGGTACTTTTTCAATTAGAGAACTAACCAATTGGCTACGAGAAGAATAACTAGTTGCAAATACGTCGCCTATCTCCAACACCTCACTATTAGCAACTGGAACAGCCATACTTGTTTTTGTTTGGTAATAAACCATTACCAAGTTATTAGCAGGCTCATTTGTCAAAGTTATTTCATTTGTTGTTGTACCAAATGTTGGTGTAAAACTCGTCCAAGTTGCTCCGTTGTCTGTACTTCTTAAACATAATAAAGGTGTAGCATTTGCTTTTCTACTTAGCTTGAATGTATCTCTCACACCATCCGGTAGTAAACTTGTCCCGTCTTCTGCAACAATTAGAGGTGTTCCAAATACTCCACTTTCTTTCCAAGCTGTTGGGTAGTTAGTTGGATTACCTACTATGTCACAATGGAGTAAAGTGTTTGACTTTGTTCTTGTAGATTGCCTAGCAATATATATATTTATATTATCTCCAGTAGTCCAAGTTGATAAAGAAGAAAAAGATGGTATATACAGTCTATTATAAACTCCATAATACTCAATTGGAACAGTTAACCCTCGTGTTACATTTTCTACTATAATTCTATTTAATACAGGTAATTTATTTGAATAACCATCCCCAAAGATATTATTGATATTTATGGCATTTATTGCCACAGAAAAGTAGGTAGACGTAATTGCTGCTATAGTATCTTTAAATGCAAGTGAGTATACCCACTCTCCTTCTTTACCCCTTGTAGTTCCAGCAACAAGTTTATTAAACTCTCTACCAATTAACCTATTGTAATCTTCTACTTTCTTACTACTATTTCTTAAATCAGTAATATCACTTTCGTGTACTTGGTCATAGAATAATCCGTCAGGTCTTCCACTAACACTTCCAATGTATCCACTTGCTGTTAATAATTTCGCTGAGTCAAAACAATCACTAATGCTCGTGAAACTTACTGCTGTTCTAAAACAATTTAATCCATCTGAAGCTACTTTTGTACCATTTGGGTTATACACATTATGGTACATTCCCTGGTTACGTTTTTGCGCAAGAGCGATTGGAAGTGCAAAACATTTACCTTCGTAAGCTATTCCAGTAGTTGTATAGGGAATACTAAACGCCCCAGTACTCTTATTTATTAGACCTGATAGAGTACTAGAATCATTCCAGAAAACTTGATGGTCGTTACTTCCGGTCACATTAGAGATTAAATCATTAATAGATGTTCTTTTACCTTTTGCGGCTACAACAAGTTCTAGTCGTACGCTACTCATAGCTTCAAACGAGCCCGGCATTTGAGGGTCTACATTAGCCCAAGTATCCCTAGCACCTTGTATAACCCTCATTCTATATCTAACTTGAATAACTTTATCCCCATCTAAATAGCAATTATTATCAGGATTAGATATAAACGCCTTCTTTTGAGCCTCTGATAATGAACTCCATACATAACCTTTACCAATTAGTGAACTTGGTGATTGCCAATTACCGAACAACGAGTAAGTTTCAAATCCAGTAAAATCACCATTAGTAATTCCAGTTAAACCATCTGTGTTAGCACCTAGATATTGTACATTTCCTAATGGATATACAAAGTTCTTTTCACTTACATCTTCATGCCAAGATTCTAGGAATACTAAATCACTTCTTGATATTGCATCTGCTGGATATACTGCTATGTTGTCTATATATGCAGAGCCAGAAGCAGAGCTTGTGTAGAATAGTATTGTAGTAGAAGCATTAATAGCTGTAAATTCATACGTATTTCTACCATTTGATGCGGTTACTCCACCAGAGCCTACTGATGTACCAAATAGACTAAGTGAACCTGAAACTATTTCTATGTTAAGCTCTGCTGTATATTTTTTACCAATAACAGTGGGTATCACTTGAGAGATAGCACCTCTGTTAGAACCATCCGCACCAGAAAGTAGTACTCTACCGCCAGAATACAAAATACTACCTGTGCCAGTTGATAGGTTGTTCCACCCACTCGTGTCCGTATCAAACTTACCATTAACAATCAACCCACTATTACTAGCATCTGCGTGTTTTATTACACCACTATTGATTTGTTCTGCTGTTAGAACTGTATCGTGTGGGTATATGTTTGGTGCTGTGGGTAGTGTTATATTATTAGATGCTCCACCATTATCGACTCTGTGTCTAACACCATTAACATTTGTAATTGGATAATTTGTTTTTGACACACCTGTATTATCTACACCGGTGTATCCGAGTTTTATATTACCGTTGTATATTGCATTATTTAAAACAGAAACGAACATACCTTCATTTATGTTAGGGTAATTATTAGTAGAAACTGCGTGCTTACCAAACTCATCAAACCCACTCCCCGCTCTATTAGCTTTTCGTTCTTCAGCTAAAGCATTAAATTGAGCTTTTGTCATCATATTAGACTCAAGCCTTTCTGCTAATGCTATATTCTCACTTCCCGTACCAACATACACTCTACCTACATCACCACCTGCAGCGTAGTCATCATACCCTAACTCACCCTTACCTAGTAAGGGTTTTGTTCCATTTGTGTCGTGTTTATTTATCCTCATTACCACTCCTCTATTTTATTTATCTCAGCAACCACATACCCTGTAGTCGCTATTTGTGTTGTACTAGTGCCAACACTAGCAGTAGGTGCAACTGGCGTTCCTGTAAATATGGGACTAGCACTCAACACTACATTTCCTGACCCAGTAGAAGTACTAGTCCCAGTACCTCCCCTAGCAACAGGCAGTACACCAGTCGTTAATTTACTAACATCCAAACTAGGAATATCACTAGCTACCAACGTAGTACCACTAGTAACTAATCCCTTAGCATCATAAGTAACCTTTGTAGCAGTACCACCAGTAATAGCTGCATTCTTATCTACTTTACTAGCTAGTTCTACCTTAGCATGATTTTCATCAATACTGTTAACTCTAACAAACAATGTCCCATTAGTCGCATGAGAACTAATCACAATAGCTACTGGCAACTTAACTTGACTATCAGTAGGAACTACCTTAGTCAATGCACCATTACCACTATCCTTCACGTACAATACATCACCGTCTAACCAAGTCTCTCCGTACTGAGCTCCATTTGTCTGAACCCCTCTAACCTTACCAAAGGCAGTACAAAACCCATCAGCACCAGCACCAATCGTCTCAGTAACAACACCTAATATATACTTTGCATTAGCTTGAGTCAAGTTTGCTTTAGCAACAGCTATTCTACCACTATTACCAATTGTACCAGTAGCCATTACAGCCATACCATTAGCAATGCTAACCCCACTAGTATTTCTAACTCTAATCAACTGCTCTTGTCCAACTTGTAGTGTAGCACCATTCAAGCTAACATCTAACGTGCTTTCATCATTATTCCAACTAACTGAATGCCCACCAACACTAACTGAATTAACACTAGGGTCTTTAGTAGTTACAAACTTATATCCAGCATCATCCCAAACAGCTATTCCACCACTAATTGGAGCATCTTCTCTAGTCGCTACTTTTTGTAAACTTCCAGTCTCCCCAACCTTAAAGCTATCACTAGCTTCATCAAACACAAACTTGTAGTCAGTAGACGTTCCTCTATCAACTATAATCCCAGCTTCACCTGCAGTAACACCAGGACCAACCTCACCATTATTAATCACAACTAAGTTATCCTGAACTTCAACAGTCTCAGCATTAACCGTAACCATAGTCCCATTAACAGTAAAGTTACCTTGAACCACAACATCATCTACAAACGTTTTATCACCGCTAATACTTTGAGCACTACTAACATTAACGTAATGACTAGGTAACTCACCTCCTAATCTCTCACTATTATCTACAATACCATTGTTATTAGCATCATACACAGACGAACTCATACCATCACTAACACCATTAGCAACTGTAAAGTACCCTAACACTATCGTCTCACTAGGATCTCCATATAGCGTATACGTATCTTTAAATGGACTTACACCAAAATCCCCATTAGCATTAGTTGTACTAGTCCCCTTTAAATGGTGAACGCTAGTACCTGTATCACCCTTATCACCCTTACTACCAGTAGCACCTTTCTCTCCTCTTAAGTCAGGAGTTACATACGTTGTCCCATCACTAAAGTGCCACGTAAACTTACCACTGCTTCCATCGTACGTAATCTGCTCAATAGTCAAATCTCTACCATCAACTCCGTCTACACCGTCAATCCCATCTACACCATTAACTCCATTAGTCCCATCAACTCCATCTCTACCTGCTGGACCAGTCAACCCTCTCGGACCAATCGGACCTTGTGGTCCAACTGCACCTACATCTCCAGTGTTACCTTTATCTCCCTTATCACCTTTAACAGTAGGTACAGTAATAACTTTAGTAACAGGATCCCATCCAGCTACTTCACCAGTAACAACACTAATACCACTAAAGTCTTGAGCATCTTGCAACTCAGCTAACAACTCTTCAACATTAATGCCAGCTACTGCCTCAATCTCCACTAGCTTCTCACTAACAGCCTTAACCACATCGTACTTACTGCCTATCTCTCTCTCAATAGCACTAGCTCCCACATTTAATAACGTCGTACTTCTCATTACACAAACCCTCTTGTTTTAACTCTTTCTGTCATTGCTACATCATTTCTAGTTGTAACACCTAACACTTCTGCCCTCTTACAGCTTGCCTCAAATCGTTGATAGTGGATATTATTCTCTGGCTCTTCTGCACCTAATGCCGCCGTAGCCATATACCCAATGTAACATAACATAGCTTCAACTAACTGCAAAGGTAATTCAACTTCCTCACCAATATCTGCTAAATCTATCCATGTCGGATTAGCTACATAAATCAAACTTATGTAAGCCCCACTAACTGACACTGGTATCTGAATCTTATTCCAACTAATCGTATTAATACTCAACGGATCATCTTCTTCATTAATCGGTAGCACAGCTACAAACCTCTCTGAATTTTCCTCAACTTCTCCATACGCTGCTGTTAAATACATACAGTCACTTGGCAACGTATACACAGTTTGCCCATCAACTAACTCAATCAAATACTCTTCAACTTTAAGAGGAAACCTTTTGTACAACTCTACCATTCCTAAATTTAGGTAACCTAGGATAGCAGCATCATCATTCTTTTTACCTAGCTGTTCTAACTGACTAGTCTTAGCTAAATCTATTATTTGTCTTCCAGTCATTCTTCTCTCCTATAATATAAACTCGATATGGTAGCGTAAATCACCTTTACACTACCTTAAAAAATGGTACTTCCTCCATACTCATCACTATCATCCTCTTCCCAAATACCAGTCCATATCAACCCACCTTCCGTAACTATTGACTTCTCCTGTATAATATCTTCACTAGGTGTATAAATCTCCATCTCACTTAGCTGATTCAACAAGTCAATACAGTCATCATGCTTAAGTGAACTAACTCCACCAGCTAACGTAAATTTACTCAACTCAGCCACTAATTCCTCAACTAACTCAAGCAACCTAGGATTACTACTTTTCAACAATTCAGGTTTAGGTATCCAGATTTTATTCTGTTTAAACTTTGGCTGTACTCCTGTAACAAACCTATGAACCTTATCCTTGATAGGTCTAATACCAACCTCTTTACTTCCAGGCTTCTTAGCAAACTGAAACCATACATTTCTTTGAACTTTCATTTCCTCTATAATACTAAGGAACCCTCCTTGTTGTCCACTACTTTCAATACCAACACTCAACGGTTTCCACTTTCTAACATACCCAAACAAATCTTCAATATTTTCCTGCATCGTCTGTCTTTTACATTGCCCATCAACTAACAACCAATCATTATTATGACTAATTGCCCATACACCAATTGTACTATAGTCCGCACTCTTCTTAGTACTAGTAGCAAAGTCTGTACTAATGTAAAAGTTATACCATCCCTTATTCTTCAACACTATACTAGGATCATACCACTTGATATCGTCCTCATCAACTAATAGGGTAGCTAAGTCAACTACCTCCAACAAGTACTCTTGATAAAACAACTGAGTCTTTCCTGACGACTCAAACTGCTTAAACATGCTCTCCGTATACTCATACGTAAACCTGTCAGGCCAAATACTATCATACTCGTCCCTTCTACACGGATACTTAGTACATAGTGGAAACTTAACCACCGAATAAGCGCCACTATTCTTCAACTTATGCAACAAATCATCCTCACTTATTGGAGTACCAATATATATAATTTTATGTCTAGGAGCTAAAGCAGGTAACGCACTAGCAAACCAGTTAGTATCAATAGTATTTCTAATAGCCTCAGAAGTCGCAGAGTCATTATGTAAAACGTCATCCGCTAACAACAAACTTGGTCTATCCCCATTAGGACTTCTAGCACCCCTCCAGTTTACATTCATACCTTTACCAGCAATAAACATTTCTACACCATCTTTATTAACCAGTTCTAACTCTTTATCAGTCTGCCTTCTAACCTCAAGTAATGAAGAAAGCAACTCTGAATTAGAAACCTTACTAGCAACATTTTTCATAAACTGTCTAACATTCCCTTCAGCACTAGCACCCAAAAACACTATAAACGGACATTTACCAAACCCAGGCCACTCTCCCAACACTGCTGCATAGATAACAGCATACTCGGCAACCGTAGATTTTCCAGCTCCCCTAGTACACTCAATCAGCACGTTCTTATCCAGTGGATTACTACTAAACAACTTATCCGCCATTTTATAATGTACTTCAGGAGAACTAAACTCTTCATTTCCTGTAGCCCTAACAAATGCTATAAACTTTAACGCCTCATGACTTGGAATATACGCACTACTCATTACTCTACCTCCGCATCAATCACATCATCTTTAGCTTTCATGCTTCCTAACTTAGCTAAGTCAGTAGTCCCAGCTTCTAAATGTTTTAAACTATTGCTAGCAAATTCAGCTAACTGTGCATTTAAATTTTGAACTGCACTATTTTCTTTAACTCCAATATCTAACTCTATCTTAACATTTTCTGGTTCTTTTAAAGCTAACAGCACTTCCTTAGCAGCTGCAATTCTATCTCTCGAATATTGAGCTGTCTTCATCTCTTTTATTAACACGTTTACAGCCTCAAATCTAGCACCTAGGAAAAACATTCTAATTGGTACTTGACTGTACGTCAACATATCAACAACTAACTTATTCTCTCTTCGATACCTACTTGCTGCATTTGTCAACTCATTGTACTCTTTCGTGCCAGAAGTAGCATTCATTCTATTCTTAACAAAATCTCTATAACTAAACGTCTTCTTAAACGCCTCAGTATAATTATCCTCCATACTAACTAAGTAAGCACAAAACCTAGAAGCATCAACAAACTCCCTAATCCCAGCTTTATTCTTAAT